ACGACCTGAAGGCGAAGGCCGCACGCGTCGATGAGCTGGAGGGCAAGGCTGCGGAGGCCGACTCCGTGATCGCTGAGGTGCCGAGCAAGGTGGCGGACGCACTGCGAACCCACCTGGTGGCGCTGCACGGGATCGAGACGGACGACGCCGACCTCTTCCTCACCGCAACCGACCCAGAGACCCTGCTGCGGCAGGTCGACAGGCTGGTTGACCGCTCCCGTAGGGGCGGCATCCGCGCCCCGCATGAAGGTGCCACTACTCCCCCGCCGCCGGCTGACGAGAAGCGCGAGCTCGCGCGCTCCCTGTTCAACCCGGCCGGCGAATAACCCGAAAGGAGTTCGGCCATGGCCGTCCTCGCTACGACCAACCTCACCCTGCCGAGGAACATCGCCTCCGGGCTGTTCAGCAAGGCCACCACCGGATCGGCCGTGGCCGCGCTCTCCGGTTCCGAGCCGCAGCTGTTCGGCGAGGTCACCCACATGACCCTCACCGGCCGGCCGCGCGCCGAGTACGTCGGTGAAGGTGCCGACAAGTCGTCCACCACGACGACGTTCGGCACGAAGGTCGTCACCCCGCACAAGGTGCAGGTCACGCAGCGGTTCAACGAAGAGGTCCTCTGGGCCGACGAGGACTACCAGCTGGGCATCCTCGACACCCTCGCCGGTGAGGGCGGCATCGCGCTGTCCCGCGCGCTGGACCTCGGCGTGTTCCACGGCATCAACCCGCTCACCGGCACCGCGATTGCCTCGATCGTGGCCGGCGACCGGCTGGCGACCACCACGAACGGTGTGGAGATCACCACCGCCACGCTGACGACTCCGGACATCGTGCTGGAGCAGGCCGCCGGTCTGATCATCGCCGACGGTTACGTGCCGACCGGGATCGCCTTCGACCCCACGTACGCGTGGACGATCGCGACCGCCCGGTACGCCGACGGCCGCAAGAAGTACCCGGAGGTCGGCTTCGGTGCGAACGTGACCTCGTTCGAGGGGCTGAACGCCTTCTCCTCGTCCACGGTCTCCGCGACCCCCGAGGCGACCAACACGAACGTCAAGGCCATCGTCGGGCAGTGGGACCTGCTGCGGTGGGGCGTGCAGCGCTCGGTGCCCGTCGAGCTGATCCGCTACGGCGACCCGGACGGTCAGGGCGACCTCAAGCGCAAGAACCAGATCGCGCTGCGACTCGAGGTCGTCTACGGCTGGGGCGTCATGGACCTCGACGGCTTCGCCAAGGTCACTGACGCGGTGGCGAACGTCTGATGGGCCGCTTCGTGAACACCGAGACCAAGGTCGTCGTCGTCGTCGCCGACGAGAAGGACGACCGGTTCACGTCGCCCCTGTGGGCGCGCGAGTCGGGCGACCAGCCCGCCGAGGAGAAGCCCGCCGCCAAGCGGGCCGCGTCCAAGCCCGACAGCGAGTAAGGGAGACCGACGGTGGCCGCTGTGCAGCTTGTTCCCGAAGACCTGGAGCCCTTCGCCGAGATCCCTCGGCCCAAGGCCCTGGCGATGATCGAGGACGTGCTCGCCATGGCGGCCACCGTCGCCCCCTGCCTGTTCGAGGCGACCCTCATCGAGGCGAAGGAACGGGCGGCGCGGGCGATCCTGCGGGGCGCGATCCTCCGCTGGCACGACGCCGGCAACGGTGCCGTGCAGACCACGCAGACCAGCGTCGACGACTACAGCCGCTCCCAGACGGTCGACACCCGCGGCTCGCGGCGCGGCCTGTTCTGGCCGAGCGAGATCACCGACCTGCAGAAGCTGTGCGCGGACGCCGGCTCCGGCGGGGCGTTCACCATCGACTTCGCGCCCGGCTCGGCGATCCAGCACGCGCCCATCTGCGCTCTGTACTTCCTCGCGAACTACTGCTCGTGCGGCGCTGACCTGACGCTGGCCGGCCCGCTCTGGGAAGAGCCGGCGTGACCGACTTCCGGCAGCTGGCGGCGCAGGCCGAGCAGACCGCCACCGAGGCGCGCGCCGCGGTCGACGCGCTGATGCGGTCGACGTGCACCATCCGGGAGGCCGGGCCCGGGGAGCCGGTCACCGACCCCGACTCGGGGCACGTCACGTATCCCGAGGGGCCCGTGGTGTACCAGGGCAAGTGCAAGATCCGGCCGGCGGCGGCCGGCGGCTACGGGCGCACCGCCGAGGCCGGTGGTGCGCAGGTCGCCCCGTCGACGTTCCGCGTGAGCATCCCGTGGTCCGCGCCCGGCTCCGAGCGGGTGGGCCGCGGGCACATCGTCACCGTCGACACCTCCCCCGACGCGTGGCTGCCGGGCCGCAAGTTCGTCGTCCGCTTCTCCCCGGAGGCCGGGGACTACATCTCCGCCCGCCGCCTGCTGTGCGAGGAGCCCGAGTGATGGCCGAGTCCCCCGACGGCTTCGCCCGCGACCTGGAGCGCGCGGCGGCCGCGGCGAAGCCCGTCGTCCGGCGAGTGGTGAACCGCGGCGCGGCCACCATCAAGGCGCAGGCGCGGGCGAACGCCAAGTCGACGGCGCGCTGGCACGGCCGGTATGCACCGATGGCGATCAACTACGACCTCGACGAGGGCCCCAGCTGGGTGTCCGCGGACATCGGCTACGACCGGGACGCGGGCGGCAACGCCGGCCGGCAGGCGCGCCTCGGCGGCATCCTCGAGCACGGCTCCCCCACGTCGCCGGCGCACCGGGACATCGGCCGCGCGTTCGAGGACGAGGTGCCGAAGTTCGAGCGGGCGTTGGCCGACGAGATCGGGAAGCTGCTGTGACCGCGCCGGTGCCCAGCTCGCAGCCGCTGGTCAACGCGCTCAAGGCCGCGTGCACCACCCGCGGCCTGCCGTTCGGCGACGGTGGCAAGCCGGCCGGGCTGACCAACGGCGTGCCGTACGTCGTGGCGTGGGTCGACGCCGGCCGCGTCACCGACCGCACCCTGCGGGGCCGCGACGGCTTCCGGGTGGTCGGCACGTTCCACGCCGTGGGATCGACCCCGGACTCGGCGCGGATCGCCGCGGTCAAGCTGCGGCAGGCCGTTCTCAGCCTGCACCGCATGGTGGTCGGCGGCTGGCAGGTGCAGCTGCCGGTGCACGCGCCGGCGCTGACCATGGACCGCGACGACGACGTGTCCCCGTCCATCTGGTTCCAGGCGGATGAGTGGAGCTTTCAGCTCACGCCCGCCTGACCCCACACACCTCGGCCATGCCCGGCCGCGGACTGTCCATCTCCAACCGAAAGGGGCCCGACGTGGCCGAAGAGACCAAGACCATCCAGAGCCTCGCCGGGGAGGAGAAGGAGGTCCCCGAGGCCGCCCTTCCGTTCTTCGTCAACTCCGGCTGGGTGCTGCTCGACAAGGCGGGCAAGCCCGACGCCAAGGCCACGGACAAGGCCGCCGGCGACGCGGCGAAGGCCTGACCTCCCCTACCCATCGACTGAGTACAGAACAGGAGCACGACCATGGCCGATCTCGGCTTCGACGGCATGATCAAGGTGTCGTTCGTCCCCACCATCCTCAGCGTCGCCGCGCCCAAGGTGACGGAGCTCAACGCTGCCGGCGCGATCCCGCTGGAGGGCCGGCTGACCGCCGAAGGGCTGAACATCAGCTCGGAGACCGCGGACATCGACACCAGCAAGCTGAACTCGACCGCGAACGCCGGCACCATCGGCCGCGACACGTACTCGGTGGCCGTGACCTACGTCCGCGGTGACTCCGCGGACACGGAGGCCACTGCGGTGCAGAACGCCCTCATCCGTGGGGCGTCGGGCTACCTGGTGGTGCGCCGCGACAAGGTGTCGACCGCCGTGTGGGCCGTCGCCGACAAGGTCGAGGTGTACCCGGTCATCTGCCGTCGTCCCAACCCGGCTCCGCCGGCTCCGGACTCGATGCAGTCGGTCGAGGTCGGCATGGCCGTCACCGACGGGAACAAGGTTCGGGCGATCGACAACCCGGCGACCCTCGTCGCCTGATCGCCCCTGAGACGGCGGGGGGTGGCTTCCTGGGATGGGCCGCCCCCCGCCCCCCTCTACACTCGGGGAGTCGCGTCATGACATCCCGGGACATCCCAGACAGGAGTGCAGCGTGAGCAACAGGGTCAAGATCAAAGACCTGACGACGCAGATCAGTCGTCCGGTCCGCGTCGCCAAGGTGTGCATCAAGGGCGAGCTGTGGGCCCGCCACGATGAACTCGTCGAGCAGCTGGACGCCATCACCGGCGACGACCCCGAGCAGCCGTCCGCCCGCAAGCTGGGCGGCCCCAGCAACGCCGAGCGCAACCGGCTGCTCAAGGCCATCGGCGAGGTCGAGGACGAGATGCGGGCGAACGAAGTCGCGCTCGAGTTCCGCGGCATCTCGCAGCGGCCGCTGGCCGAGATCCAGGAGAGGCACCCGGCGAAGGTCGGCAACGGCTGGGACTACAACGCGGCCGGCGCGGAGCTGTTCGCCGCGTCCTCGGTCGACGAGGTCACCGTCGAGGAAGCGCAGGCCTTCCTCGACGTGCTGCACTTCGGCGCGTTCCAGAAGATCGTTCAGACGATCCTGGCGGCCAGCGGGGGCAGCTCCGAGGTCCCTACCGTCGCGCGCAGCTTCGCTCGCACCCCCACCTCCGCCTAGAGGTCGAGCAGGCTCGCGCGCATGGCGTACCGCACAGCATCTTCACCGGCCGGCCGCTACCCGGCCCCGGGGAGCAGCTGTTCACCCGCGAGGACACCGACCTGGCGGTGGCCCTGGCCGAGGAGGAGAGGGACGCGTGCCCCAAGTGCGGGATGCCCAAGGCCTTCTGCC